ACGAGTTTTTGCCTCGACTGAGACTCGCTCGATGCTGAAGGCCATTTCGGCGATTTGACCTGCCTGTGTACCAATACCAGTTCCGGCACTACGAGCAACACCATCTCCTGCTGCCTCACCCTCAGCAACTGAAGAACCACCACCTGTTCCGGAAAGAGCAAGAGCCAAAGGTGACCCTGATCCCTGACCGAGGATAGCAGACTGTGCTGAAGTAATAGCAGATCCATCGGAGGTGTTTCCTCCAGAATGGAAAGTGTTGGGTTCGTTGTAGAAAGTCTCATCTCCACTTTGAGAGTCATAGCGACTTCTCATTGCGAAAATCAAACCTGTTGGACCAGTCATTGGCTGAACACCACAAATGTCGTATGCCATCAAATTAGGCATTGCACGACGTACCAATGAGATTAATACCGGATCAACGAACTGAATCGCTTGGTCACCAGTGGCGGTACCTGTGCCAGTGAAACCACCGAGTCCGTTAGAACCACTCATTTGGTTAGTTGGTGCTGCTTCAGACAGGAACATGCTATGCTCGGCAGCAAACTGCTCACGCAAAGCATTTTCTTGGTTCTCAAGAAGGATAGCCGTAACTGCTTTCCTATAAGGATCTTTAATATCGGGCAGATCCCCATGGGTCAGCACTGGCTCCCACTTCTTTTGTAATTGTTCTGAAAGATACATTTTATCTCCTGTCAGTTAAAAACTAAGTGACAATTCGCTGTACTCTGCGAATCGCCGATGTATATCGTTCCATCTGAGGATCAACACTGATCTCACCTTGCTCTTCGTCCAATTCCTCGGTTGAACTCATTGCTTCAGTAAGTTCTTGACGTGTATCCTCAACAGAATCAGAATCACGATCTTTAAAATAGGACTCTTTGATCACGGACATTTTTGATACGAACTGCTCATCACTCTCGTAAGTAATGGACTCTGCAAGTTCAACCATTTTGTCTTGCTCAACCGAAGTTAAACCGACACATGCCTCAGCGATCGCTTCGACCTTTTTGTAATCTTTAAGTGCCTTGAGGTTGGCAATGTTGGATTGCATCTCAACATTTAATTGTTCTTCTAGACCCTCGACCTTTGCGAACAGTTCCTCAATAACATCAGTTCGCTCTTCTGGGACTTCGATGTAATGCTCTTTGAAGAGATCACGGAGACCTGAGATAAAGTTCTCAGCAAGTTCAGCACGAATGCCTCGCTCAACTGCCAACTCATTCTCTTTCATCCACTCTTCAGAGACATAGGTAAGGTAGTCATCGATTTTCTCAGACAACTTAGACTCAATCTCTTGCTTTTCCTCTTCGAGGGCAACATTGAAATCTTCGTTTAACTGGTCGATTTTGGTATTAACAAGATCAACGACTCGAGTGGCTACTGCTGCCTCAAAGATGACCATTGCATCTTTTCGGAACTCTTCGCTCAACTCAACATCTGCCTTTTCGAAGAGAGCATTGGCGTCTGAGGTAATGTCAAGTTGGAGGTCCTCAGCAGTAACTTTTTCTGCTTTGGCTTCCTTCTTTGCCTTGACTTCTTCTTCCTCATCGTCACCCATGTTTTTGCCTTCGTCTTTTTTCTTCTTGTCCATGGCTTTCTTCAATGCAGGTGGCATTTCACCTTCATCTACTTGCTCTTCCTCTTCGTCACCCTCTTCTTCCTGCTTCTTCGCCTTGGCCTCTTCTTCTTCCTTGGCTTTGAAACCAGAGAGGACTTCTTCGACTTCTGCTTTTTTCATCGAGGTGATCCTGTCTTGTATTTGTTTAATCATGCCGAGTTTGGTATGGGGTTTTGGCTCTTGTACTTCCTCAACCTCAACTTCCTCGCCATCATACATTTTCTCTTGCTTAGCACTAGGATCTGAAACGGGAGTTGCACTGCTCTCTTTTGATCCTGGTTTTGCTTTGCCTTTTGCCGTGGCGTTAGACTTCATTTTGAGTTCTTTACTCTGTCCGTCTTCTCCTCCGAGATCCTCTGCTTTACCAGATTGACCTGGAGTCGCCACTTTAGTACCTTCTTCGTGAATGTTTTCCATTTATATCCTTTGGAATTTGTCCTAAAGTTATTTAGGGTTACCGCAATGTCGAGGCAAAGATCTCGAACTTGTCGAGCCAGGTCTTTTGCCTTTCCTCACGCAGTACCGCATTCTTAGTTGCGGAAACCCGATTAATTTGTTGCTGGGCAAACTCAAGGTCAACAGCACGTAATGCACCATTGTCCCAGATCCATTCCTTACCCTCCATAATACCCTCAACGAAAGCATCGGGGGCAGAAGGATCAGCAACGATGTCTGCTGCAGTAGCTAAAAAGAAATCATCTTGTACCTCATTTGCACCATCTTTACCTGGTTTGAGCGAACCCATGCCTCTGGATGATACACCGAGTTTAGCACCTTCATTGATAAGGTTTTTCACGATCTCACCCATAGGTGTTCCCATGACTTTTGCCTTACCAATAAAGTTGTCTCCGTCAGGTCGTAACTCTGTAATCAGATGTGAAACACGATCAAGATTCACAGTTGGAGAATCAGGGTGACCCAACTCACCAAATGCTCTATTGTTTGCTATATACTTTTCTGAGTATCTCTTAACCTCATTGGTAAGAGTTTCCATCGGATAGACACGACCATTGCGATTCTTGATGTTGCCTTGGAGAAAGACACCTTCAATAAAGTGCTTTTTCTCTCCTGCCTCATCAACCTTTGCCTCGCAAAGTAGGCTATCCTCGTTGTATTCTTTAATCAGTTTCATGTTAACGTCCTGGAGTTTTTATTCCCATTCTCTTACGGAATTTGAGTGCTTGTCGTACTTTCAAACCAATCTTTGCTTTGTAACCAGCACCTTTTGCTTTTTGAGTACGTACTTTTTTCTTAATGGCGAACTGCTTTTTTATCCTTGCGGCACCTGTTAGAGTCGGAACACCTTTCGGCAGGCATTTTGGTGGTTTGCCAGGACCAAGAGATTTCCTCTTGTGCCCAGCAGGACATGCCCAGAAACGTGCCTTTTTAGTTACGCCTCCTCGTCCACCACCATGTACTCTATAAGTCTGTACAGGTCCCTCGGTTAATTCGCTAAATTTTCTCAGAGTCATTAAGAACCACTTAAAGTTGTTAGTTTCCTACAAGATATTTAGGGTTTTTGACTTTTCAGATGTCAACTACCTCACACCCACCTGCGGCACATGCTAACTCCTGTGCCCCTGCAGTAAAATCGCTTGCCTCGTAAGATGCCAACTGTGCCCAATCGACGTCGGTAGGCATTTTGGCTTGGAACTCCTCAAACTCTTCTTTAGTGCAGTCTTGGTAAGGTGCCTGAGCATAGATATGGTCGCTGAAAGGCAAGAAACTAATACCAGATATATCATCAATGTTATCATAAACCCATGCTCCTACTTCCATCCATTCATCTTCTTTCACTGATACGGTTATAGATGGTTTATGTTCGCACCAGTGTTCTTGGTAAATTTTCCACAGTTCCATCTGCTCAATAGCAGTTTTATCAGTCCTCATAACAGCACCCTTGGGTGACTGCATCGGAAAGGAAAAAACAGTTGTATGCTCAGGTTTCATGAAGTCAGGTTCACTTGGAAATCCTGCATCCTTCATGAACTGGCATAACGGGTCTTTGTTGTCTGCTCTGACTGTCCGAATATAATAAGGGTTATGGCGAGCATGTATACCACTGGCAGAATCAACCAACTGGCTAACTGTACCAGAAGGTTTGACGCAGGTGATGCTTGCACTGGGTGCAATTCCAAGTCGCTGGGCGTATTCTGCATTTGTTTCACGTGCTATCTCTCTCAACTCATTGAGCCACTCTATCAGTTTTTTCTCACCCTTACTGCCATTCATGACAGGGTGATCCATTATTCCTGTAAGTGATACTCCCAAGAGTCGTTCGTCTGTACAGTTTCTTTCCCACTCTTTGGTAAGGTATTTGAAGTCGGTAAGAGTTGACTGCCATGTTCCAAGTATTGTTGCATGCCGTACTTTGCTCTTGAGAGACTCATAAGTGTCTGATTTTCTAACGACGACTTCAGAAAGGTTGCAGAACTCTCGTGACCGTAAAATGATTTCAGAGCACGGATTTGTACCGAAATCTTCTCTGGGTTCTCTAACATTTCTTCTGCTATCTGCTCCATTATCTCCAGTTGCGTTCCCAGTTCTATTTCCATATCTATCATTTAATCTTTCTACCTGTTTCTTTGCGACGTAGGAACTATAGATTCCTCGTTCTCCAGACTTAGACTCATACAAAGACAACCACTCACGCATGAAGGTGGCCATGTCTGGTCTAGACTGATAATTAACGGAGTTGTTAGCAAGGGCACGTTGACCTTCACCTTCCCACCAGTTTCCTGACTTAGCAACACGCATCTGAGTATCATTAAGATCAGATAAACTAATAAGAGCACTTCGGCGAACACCACCCACAACAACAATCTCTGCGATTTTGCAGACAATGTCGTGGCACTCAATGGAACTGAGTTTTCTGCCTTTTGCTTTTTGGAATTTCTGAACACAGAAGTTGAAAAGATTGACTAATGGTTCAGGTCCTGAGGCACGTCCACCAAAAGTTTTAAGTGGTGCACCAGCAGGTCGAACTTTGCTTACATCCCAGTTAGGGATCTCTCCGTTATATAGCAGGGCAATCAGTTGCTTAAGTGCTTTAGCCCAGCCAAGTTTTGAGTCAGCAACAACGATGGTAGTATCTGTAGGATGGAACTCCTCATGTACCACAGGCAAGCGATCAGTATATTTAGTTTCTACACTAAATCCTACACCAGTACCATTCATGAGTATGTATAAAATTTCATCAAATGCTCTAGGACTATCAATAGCAATGTAACTGCAGTTGTATGCCGCAATATTTTCTTTTTCTAGTGCCTCACCTGCTGTCATCATACATCGCATGGAAGGCATAACACCCAAGTCTTTTACCTCTTTTTTCGTTTCCTCTAATTCTGCTTCAGGTACATCGTAATCATTTACTGCTTTTAGATTTTTCTTAAAAAATGCAAAGTAGCGATCGACAGTTTCATCCCAACTCTCTCGCCTCTGCTTCGTGTAATCCCATCTTGCGTAACGGGACTTATGTATAAAATCTTGATAAAATGATGGTAGGTTCATTTTAACTTCTCCAAAAATTCAGTTCGTTCTCGTTTGCTTAAACCATAGTTATCCATGGTCCAAGACCCTTGTAAGTTTTCCTTTAGTATCCTCATCTCCTCTTTACTGAAAGTCTGGGCATCACGTACGTAATCTTCCCATGCTTCACAGGTAATAGGAAACTTCGGTTTTACCATCGAGTACATAGCATTGGCGTAATCCTGTATCTCTTGTTGGGCATGGCTGTCTGCTCGTAGATTGACCATATGCAAAAAATTGTGTAGGTCTGATTTCCATACAACCTCTGTATAATTAGATACTGGTAAAACGCATCTCGCAATCTCTCGTGAGATGTCCTCCCTTAATAGGTTTTCGTAGGTAACCCATGCTCCATCATGTGTCCGATTATACTCAAAGTGTATAAGTCCTGGGGATGGATGTGGTTCACCTCTACCTTGTTTGTTCGATTGTGATTGTAGTTTGAGATTGGCAGAATCGGGTACATAAAAATCCGATGACATCTCAGAGTACCTGCCACTATACTCATTTATATTTGCTGTCCGATGCCTCACTAATTGACGCATGACAAATATGGGTAACTTTAAGTGAAACTGTACCTCACCATGTTCAAATGGAGAAGTATGTTTGTGTCTCATCAGGTATCGTATGAGATTTCTTGTCTCACTCACTTTCCTTGTACCCTCACCATAACTTATTCGAGCACAGTTTTCAATGCTCTCATCACTGCCCATGG